AATTTTAAAATACACGAAAGAAAGTTGATAATTTATTTTGAAATACCAGCTTTCTTTTGTAATTTTGTTCTACATTAAATTAATTAACTTCACTATTAAAACTTACTACCATGTTAAACGAATTCAAAGACCTCAGAGCCTTACTTTACAAAACTGAAATTAGCAAAGAAATTCTTTCACAATTGGTTCTCTTGGAAATTAAACTCCTTGAGGTTGAAACCCGAATGGAATATGCCAAAGAGATTTCAGAAGAAATTAACGACATTGTCGTTAATAATGTTTGCGAACAGAATTCAACTACAATAGCGGTTCTTTTGAATCAAGACCAATATGATAGGATTTATTTTAGTAAATTAGATATTGCCAAAATACTTGATGTTAATGATGAAGATTGCATTAAAGAGAATTGGGCTAATAAATTCCCTCCAATGGAACTTCCAAATATTTCAAAGGAAGATTATGTTATTTGGGATAATATAACTAATTCCCCTAAAGAAAGATTGGACATTGTGTACCATCATACTACATTGGTTGAACTTATCAACGATGGGTTCAAACTTAATGCTGGTGAAGAATTCGTTTGTGTAAAAGCATTGCCTTTGAGATGGCAGATCCTTATTGATGCCGAACTTGAAAAATGCAAATAAATTTATTTTGAAAGAAAGTTGGTAATTTATTTGGAAATGCCAACTTTCTTTTGTATCTTTGTAACAGATTATTATTGCTATTAAAACTTTACATCATGGAAGATTACAAAAAAATGTACGAAGATTTGCTCGCAGAATTTGAGCAATACAAAAAAGAAAGTGTTAAGTGGTCTATTGAAGACTTTACTACTTTAAATACAGAATATGATGACCTATTCATCACAGATGAAAACGCACAGAAAGCGTTAGAAATGGTTATCCGTACACATGACTGCGACTTAGGCATAACTTGGGAAACTATTCGATATGTATTTGAGGAGTATGCAGACAATATTTAATCACTATTAAAACTTTAAAGCTATGTTTGTATTCAAAATTATCACAGCTATCTTTTGGTTGGCAATCAGCCTTGTTTGGGCAGAAAATTTGTGCAAACCTCATCTACACGAGCCTATTTTTGGAGTTATGATATGTCTTTTTGCTTATGGGGTTTCAATTTGCGTTGCAATTGAAACACTCTTTGCAAAAGTCAGATTTTTTAATTTGTTATTGTTTGCAACAATATTCATAATAATGTCCGCAGCAGGATGTAATTCTTAATCTTTTAAACTTGGACATCATGAAAAAGCAATTTAAAGCATGGATTGAAGATGGAAATGTAATCTGTATAGATGGCTACTACACGACTCAAGATAGCCAATATAGCAATAGATTTAAGACCTTAGACGAACTATACAAATACTTCAAAAAAGAATTTCACTCATAAAACACAATTCACATGAAAAATATAACAGAAGACCAATTCGAAGACCTGTTCAACTTAATTGACAATAAGATTGACTTGAACGCTGCCTTTGGAGGCAAAATGTTTGAAACCTATGGACCAGAATTAGCCTTTGTACAACAAATGGCAAAGATGAACCGAGTTATCACAATAATTGAAAGTGATGAGGGTGATGAAGTAGATGATGAGGGTTATGTGATACCTAATATGTACTATGTAAGTGGATACCATCTTGTAAACAGAATTGGATATCTTATTACAGAGGCTCCAATCGACTTTGAATTTGAATGCATTCTTGATTAATTCACTAAACGCTCATTGGACATGAATATAGATCATGAAAGACTTATTAAAAGCTTTATAAAAGGATTTATTGGTGGGATTATTGGAGCTTTGATAATGCATTTCTTATTCAACCTCTAAAGAAAGTTGTCCGTTTCTTTGGAAATCTCAACTTTCTTTTGTAATTTTATACTTTCTTAATTCACTAAACGCTCATTGGACATGAAAACTTATGTAGTTATTATTCCTGTTGCAGAAATCAATGCAAGAAAGATTTGTGAACAAATCGAAAATACAATTGTAGAAGCTGGACAGCGATTGAGCGATGCAATACCTCAACTGGACACCACTGAACACGACATCTATGAACTCACAGACTTTATGGATGCCATCAACAACGAAGAACTGTTCTTGGACGATGCATACATATCCTATATTCATAGGAAGGTTCAGAAGCCAAGCCACGTGCCATTGTACGGTTGTTAAAAGATAAATACCGTAACGCAAACCTAATTTTACATGTAATATTAAAGTGTTAATTTAAAATTACAAATTTGCACAAAAAATTATCAATTCACTATTAAAACTGGGACATCATGGAAAACACTTCAGAATATTTAAACGCTCATTGGACATGAAAACTTACTATCATATAACTCCTAATGCAGCCAGTATTTCTAAAGAAGGAATCAATCCTGGCGATGGGACATCTGGGGTTGGAGTCTATTTGACAGACTCGCTTCATGAAGCATTAAAATGGCAAGTTGTACTGGAATATGAAAAATCCTTTAGAAATACTGATTGGTCAATCATAGAAGTCACAGGATTAGATGAAGCCAAGTTGGATAAAGAGGAAATCTTTGAAGACGATGAATTATTTTTCACAGAATATGTTTATAGAGCCCCCATCGGGTTGAATAATATTAAATCAATCATTAAAATCTAATACAATATGACAGCAGTAGAATGGCTCTATGAGCAAATTAAGTTTACTGATAAGAATACTTACAATGAACTATACGAACAATATCAACAAGCCCTCGAACTTGAAAAGGAGCAGATAATTGATGCTATAAATTCGTGTACGGATGGCACGAGTAGCCATTGCCAAGACTTTGAAGAATGGTTTAAAACCCTATAAAAAAGATAACAAATGACAGCAACACCTCATCATGTATCAGACACATCTGCAGTTGGAAGTTGTAGGATCACAATTGAACCTGAAATATGGAACTCTTTCAAATTTAAAGTTGTTCTATTTGTAGAAGATGAAATCATCCTTAAGAAAACTATCAATGTCAGAAAGCCAGATCTTAAAAGTGCATATGATTGGATGATCAAAAAATATCCTAAACCTTATTCCTTCGAACTTAAATCTTATTAAAATTATGAATTTTCAAAATTATTTCGAAACTCTTAAGGAACAAAAAACCATCGAAAGAAACTACAAGCTTTCCTTGGAAAATTATAAAAAAGAAGTTGTCTATCAAGCATACTGTGAAGTCATTGATTTCTTAGTCTACATCCACCAACAAGGTTACAGAAGAGCCGATGGGAATCCTGTTAATATCAATTTGGACGATCCTCATGAATTTAAATCTTCGGTATTTAACAAAATCAAATGGAATGGAGGAGAGTCTTTGTACTTGGACGATGAAATAAGTTCATTTGTAATCCAATATAAAAATGATGGAATTCAAATTGAATGCATGGATTATAATGGGACAAAAAAATACTTCACGACCGTTGAAAGTTTCATCAAAAAAATTGCAGATATAGTATTGGACACTTTTGTAATAGTTGATACTCCTAAAGAAGACTCAGAAACTTCCGAATGGAGCCAGATACATTTTTAAGTTGTCCATTTAACATTATAACCCCAGGGTGATATCATCAGGATATTACCCTTTTTTTCTTTGGACACCCGATAAATTCTTGATTAATATCATATTATTTGTATATTTATTTATAAAAATATGAAACCAATCACCTCATTTATCGAAACTCAACTTGATCTGTTTGTAATTCAATTCGGTTTTGCAAATATCTCGGACTTCTTCAACTCACTTGTCCACCCAAAATTATTCCTGTTCACACTCCCCTTCTCAATCCTAAGCTTCTCATTGTTTGCCACATTGGAACTATGGCTTGGACTATCTTCTATGGCTATAGTAGGATTTGTTTTCGCAGCAATACTCGAACTTATAACTGGACTTTGTGCCAGTGTAGTAAAAGGAATTCCAATCGTCAGCAGAAAGTTTAGCAGGTTCGGACTGAAAATATTTGTCTGGCTTGGACTACTCCTCGTCACAAACAGCTTCTATCTTTCTTACGTTGACCATCCAGGGATCCTTTCAGAAATAAGCGAGTACTTCTTCTATACCCTGCATAACATCCTGGTCATTTATATCATGACCGAATACATCATATCAATCCTGGAGAACTTCGCAGCCATCAATGGAAAGTCAGACTCAATCCTTATAAGCTTTATAAAATCCAAAAGAAAACAAATCTTTAATTATCTGGACACATCAACTACCCCTAAAACAAAACAAAAAGTGGGACAGGATGAATCAACACCCCAAAGTGGGACTAACCCTCCAGCCAGTAAATAAAAGTGTCTTAAATCTAATTTAAATAAGTCGATCGCTAACAGGTGAATAATTCAAAGTTATTCACCTTTTTTATTTATTTCATTAAAGTTTATAAAAATAAAGCAAAAAGTGGGCTGTAAGCCCCATCACTACTTTGTTATAGACTGTTTAATAAAAATACTTTTGAGTTTCATAATATAGATATAAAGAATCTCAAAAGTATTAAATAAAGAAGAATAATATATTAGATATGTAGAATACTAACACTTATAATATATACTGCAGGGAAATTATACAAAAGGAAATTTTAAATTTCCTAAAGAAATCCAAATATAATTAAATAAGTTGGAAAAATAATCAGTATAAAAAAAGGCTTCTGAAATTTCTTCAGAAGCCAGAGTTAAGCTTAACTTAAGATTACTTAGCGGAGTCTTTGGAAACAGAGTCAACGACAACTGTATCTACTGCTACTTTAGTAGAATCCTGCGCACCTTTTTCGGTACAGCATTTTTCTTTGCAAGTTGTGCAGCTTCCCAAGAAAAGACAGATTGCTAAAACAAAAACTGCAATTTTCATTTGAAAGTATTAAAAAAATAAGTGTGGTTTAAAGAGGTCTTTGGTTGACCTGTATTGTTTGGTCTTGAGAGTTTGTAGGTACCTGCGGAAGATAAGATTCTTCATCTGGGTAACTGAATCCATCCCAGGTATCATCAGGATCATCATTGCCATGTTTGAATTCATAGTCTTCATTTATGAAGGAGAGCAGGAACAGATCAAAATCTTCTCCATCTTCAAAAGAATCATTTTTATTTTTCATTGGAGGTTTCATATTATTTTATATTTTATCTCACAAATATATATCCTTCTAAAGAAAAATCAAAGGATTTGTTTGAAAATATTTATTTCAAAGTTCTAATTCTTTTTTTACGATCTCAATAGCTACCATACCAAAAACCACCATATGACAAGCCAGGGAAAGGTAGCTTACGACATCAATCCAAATTCCCAATTGAAGTTTTGATATTTTATAAAACAGTGGGATCTGGAGTATCAAAAGAAGTACAATAAGTATTCCAAAGTATTTTATTTTGCGTTCCATAGAAAGATAAATTTAAAAAAGAACCCTTCCGACTCTCAACAAGTTGTCAGAAAGGGTTCAATTCACAAACAAAACAATTTAAGACTTCTTAAGGCTTCTAAAGAAAGCTTTGATATCTTCTACAGAGGCTTCAGTGTTATCCAGCCTGATAAATTCCTCCAGGATTTCGTTCTCTCCATCTTCATTGAAGAATTCATCAGAAGCCAATCGGATCTTCTCCATAAAACCAGATTTCTTTGGTTTTACAATTGCTTCCACTTGACGAGTTTTAACTTTCTTAACGACCTTCTCACCAGTCTCTGTCACAATGGTATTGGCAGCAACAGCATCTTCAACTGTCTCCACAACTTTTTCATAATCGGCTCCAGTGTCCTCAATGATTTTGATAACAGTATCGTGGGAAATCTCACCATTCAAACATCTTTGTTTGATAGCTTCAGGAGCATTGGCAAGTTTTAAGTAGCGGTATACAAGGTTCATCCTGTTTTTGCCATCTTCAGAAAGCATCGATGCAATCTTCTTGACATCCCATCCGTATTGCTGCAGTCTTAAGAAAGCTTCAGCTTGTTCCACTGGATGCAAAGGTTGCTTTTGAACCCCAGTGATGATCATCTCTGAAAGACGAACTTCTGGAGAATTGCTCACAAGGATGGCTTTGACCCTGGTAACAGGAATCCCCTGCTCCAAAAGATTCATGATGGCTTTGTATCTTCTGTGACCATCCACCAAAAGAAATCTGTCGGTTCCTTTGATACGTGAAACTTTCAATGGCTCTTTCAATCCATGCTCCTTGATGGATTCTGATAATGCTTCAATGTTGTTGTAAATCTGACGAACATTCTCTTCCCAATTAACATCTATGTTTCTGATGTCGATTTGGATCATGTCAGAACGTGTTTCTTTGTTGATGCCACCAAGAAGTTCATCAAACTGATTTCCGAGATTTTGTGAAGTTTTCATAATTAAAATTGTTTGTTGTGTGAATAAAAAATTTTTGTAGTCAGGACAAGATTCGAACTTGCATTGTCCTCCGTTTCCTTCGGATATCATCACCAGTTGGAACACATGACCGTAAATAAAACTAACAACTTCAGGAGCTTCACCTGCCTTCTAATTATATCTTGTACCTCTCAGTTAAGAGTCAGTACGGAGCTTTCTTACTTTGTTGTTAGTTCGTAGTCAGGACAAGGATTCGAACCTGTATCTTTCGGCAAGACTTAACGTATATTCTTAGGTCATGATTCCTTACCTTTTACCGCTCACCGAATGCTTTACCCATTCCGCCACCTGACCTTTTTTCAAAAGAAAGCTACTAAAACAACTGATGAAGTTAATCACCTTCATAGGAAATCTCATGCGCAATTGAATTCCCACCTGTCTCACAGTTACACCTATGGCTAAGGCAGCTTATTACGATATTAAGCTTAGTTGTTTTAGCAGCCTATCTTATCAAAGAACTTCGACCTTACAAAGGTACGACTTTTTTTCGGAATTCCAAATTTTTTCAAAATTATTTTTAAAATAAAATTTTGGGTTTACACAAAAGAAATTTTAAATTATTTTCTAATAAGTATTTGAAATATATTCCCTAAACAAAATCCAATTATTAAAGTGAAAATTGAAAAAGAAATTAATTGTGCGTATGTATATAAATCTGTCATTTTTTAATTTTTGTAGTCAGGACAGGATTCGAACCTATATTATGTGTACATCATATTTATGGAATTCAGTACTGATGCCCTATCCATAAGCGTCTACCAATTCCGCCACCTGACCTTACAAAGGTACAACTTTTTTTCGGAATTCCAAATTTTTCCCAAAGAAAATTCAAATTATTTCAAAATTATTTTTTCTTTCCTTTGGAAGTTTCAGTTTTCTTAGGTTTAACTTTTTCTTCAACCTTGGGTTCAACTTTCTCAACTTCTTCAATAATTTCCTTTGGAGCTTCACCTTCTTCACAATGGATCTCAATCTTCTTATATAATAAAAACCCCCTGGCATCATCACATATATAACGGATCTTATAGGTTCCATTCTTCTCATCAATTTCTTCAGAAACAATATCCTTTCTTCCTTCATACATAAGGATCCTGTCGACATCCTTTTTTGCCTGCTTGAAAGTTGAAAATGGTTCCCTGTACATCAAAGTGTTGTTCCAATCTTTGCAAGTCCTGTAATAATATGCTCTATATATTTTAGCCATGATAGAAATTGTTTTGTGATCTAATAGGAACAAAAGTATGATTTTCTTTTGAAACCACAAAATTTTTCTGAAGAAATTTACTACTCATATAAAAATTATATTTTTTTTCTTCAGAAAAGTACTATTTATATAAAAAATACAATAAAAACTTTAATTATGAAAATCAGACTAAGTGAATTAAGACAACTTGTAAAATCTATTATTAACGAGCAAAGTAAAGCTCCTAAAGTAAAAACGTATTCAACTCCTAAACAAGATTTAATATTTAAAACTTCAAACGGCAAGTTGTATACACATAAATCAAATTTTAAAGACGAAGGTTTATATTCAATAATAAAGGAAGAGGCTACTGGAAATGGTATAGTTAAAATTTATTACAAAGAATCTAATAATCCATTCTATTTTAGTTGCGAACATAATGCGTTTAATCATGATATAAATGGGTTTGATTCGACTTTCAACAATTTTCATAATGTATCTTATGCCAGGTATTTAAGAGGAGAATATTGTCTAAATGCTATGGGTGCGTTATAAACTTATCTTATAAGGTATAATTTAAAAAATTATAATCTACAAAGCTTCCAAAAGGAAGCTTTTTTTTTTCTGAAGAAATTTTAAAACTTTCCTTTAGAAAATTATGAAATGTCAAAAGAAAGTCGTACCTTTGATACAGCCAATTAAGATAGGGCATATCTCTGAGACAAGGTTCGAAGGTAGGATTAATCCACTCCTGCAAGAGATTGAAAATTTCGTATATTTCGGAACAAATTATTTTTTGTTAAAGTTGCCAAAAAATTTGGTTTTCTCAAAAATGCTTCACACCTTTGTTGAATCAATGTTCTGGATGCTATAGAACAAAGTTGCAAAATACACCGAATTTAAGTATATTTCGTAACTTACTACTATAGCATCTATAGAAACTATTTTTTCTCCTTTAGAAAATTTTAGTATATTTTATGAAAGACATGTTACACCTCTGGGGATTCAAACCTGAACAGAATTCTTCGTATACCACAAGTGGGCGCAACGAACAAAGTTCGTATACCTTCAAAAGAGGTCTCACAAAAATCGTCCTCTGGAAAGATATAGAATTCGCCACAGTTCACACAAAATCCCTCAAACAAACTTTCGCCTCAAAAGAAAGTTTAAACGACTTCCTTTTGAAAACTTTCAAGTCTCCTAAGTATTAAAATCCCCCTTTATTTACGAAAATTTGGTAAAACACCGTGTTTTTTGACACTTTTTCCTTTGGAATTTTAATATTTCATTGGAAATCAATCACTTATGCAATTTACACTCCTCCGATTGAACGTTTTCTGGTCATTTTTTGGTAAAACACCGTGTTTTTTGACACTTTTTGGTCATTTTTGGTCGTTGGACATCCAAAATTTGACCTTGGACATTATTATTTTCTTAAGAACCTGGTCATTTTTCAAAAGAAATTCAGATCAGGCTTCTTTTGAACCTGGACTGGGACGTTTGAATCTTCGTATATTAGATGTATAGTATTAATATTTCAATAGAAAGTTAGGTTCCCAAAGAAAGTTTTTGTATTTCTTTGGGAATTTTTTTATTTTTCTTTGGAGAAATATATATTAATAAAGAAAATTCTATGAATAGGTTATACGAAATTGTCAATTATTCGAACAATCAACTGTTCGATCTTTATGAAATCAACGAAAAACGTCAGAAGTACAGAAGATTTCGAATTCAAAAGCATGAACTCTTGAAACTTTTATCTCCTGATGAAGCCAAATTGCTCGAAAGTGGAACATCTCAACTGGTCACTCTACATGAAAGACTCGTTCAAGAGAGAGCTATGATGGTTTTCTAAAGAAATTTAGTTTTTATTCCTTTGAAAGTTGGACATTTTCTTTGGAAAGTTTGTTTGGTACAATTATTTTTTTTTAAATCCTCCAAATGAAAGTTTAATTATTTTCTTTGGAGGTTTTTTATGCTTTCGTTTGAACGTCCAATCCAACGTAGTAGGGAGTTGAGGGAGCCTTCAAAAGAAAGTTTTAAATCTTCTTTAGAAAGTTTAAAAAGAAAAAAGAAAGTTTAAAAAGAAAAAAGAAAGTTTTAAATCTTCTTTAGAAAGTTTAAAAAGAAAAAAGAAAGTTTTGTATTTTCAAAAGAAAAAATAACACTTTTTTAATAAAAAAACAAAAAAACAAACTTTCAAAAGAAAATTATCAATGAAAAAAGAACATTTAAAAATTCAAAAGAACGTTTTTGAAACCCCAATTGTCATTTTTTTGTAAAATTTTGTCGTTCCTGAATTATAGAGAACATCTATATTTTCATTAGAAAGCATAGAAAACATCAATAGATAAAAAAAAGGGGTTCTTTTGAACCCCATTCTATAATATTTATCTATCACATCTTATTTATCATTCTTTCTCTTGGGTTCAGCATAATCCTCATATTCATTTAACTCATCATACGTTATATTTTCAAAATCCGATATAGATTTATATTCGTTATTTTTTAATCCATTTAATATCTGTGCCATTATATAAGGATTCGTCAGAACTACATGCTTAGTAACAAGCATCTCTCTAAAAATCATAGGAATAACAAGTTTTTCATTTGAATATGCACCCAACTTATCTAACATACCCTTCAAATCATCCGTAACCGCAAAAATAATATTGTCATACTTTATAAGCTCTTTGATTATTTCAACACCCTCCCTTATATTCTTAGGAGCAAAATGAGATGGCTTGAAAAATCCATTAGCATAATTCCCTATGATAAAACTTCCATTATTCTCAAATAATAATACTCTACCCGAATTCAAATAATTCGCAAATCTATCCAAAGATAATGATGAATTAGGTCTGTTTCGCTCCATAGCATTTTTATAATTAAGCCACATGCTATAGATAGTACTATCTTTTACTTTTGAAAATAATTCATCCTCAAACTCTTTATACTTTTGTGCATAATCTTCTTCATCTTCTTCATCATCATAATTATTAAAATTATCTTCTAAATCGTAATACAACTCTTCAATCATTTCAAATTCATCATTATACTTATCAGGATTTATTAAATCAGATTCTTCCATCTTACCCAAAATCCCTACCCCCTTTTCTTTTATTAAACGCTCATACCTCCTAACGAGATTTTTTACTGAAACATTTTCGGTAAAAAAATTATAAGTATTTATGAAACCATATTGCTCCTCCGTGATAATTATTTTCATAAAATTTGTTATTTTTTTTATGATTTTGTTTTTATTTTATTTTGTTTATAGTCT